ATCGTATGCGTAAAGTTCTCGGTGAAGAAGAAGCCAAGAAATTGTCTCCGTGGAACATCATCTCTGAACGCCAAGCATTTGTTATGAACCGTAAAATGACGGTGTATGAACTTGTTGGTGTCGGTGACCTTGACTATCTTGAACTGTACAAATGGTATTCACCAAACGGCAAGTCACAAGAATCCTATCGACTTGACGCTATTGCACAATTCGAACTCGGTGAAGGTAAAATCTCATACGAAGAATATGACAATCTGCACCAGTTGTATCGTTTGAATTACCAACTGTTTATTGAATACAACATCAAAGACGTTGACTTGATTCTCAAACTTGAAGATAAACTGAAGTTACTTGAACTTGCACTCACTCTGGCTTATGACACAAAAACTAACTATGATGATGTGTTTGCACAGACTCGTATGTGGGATGCTCTGACATACAATCACTTGATGAACCAGAACATTGTGGTTCCTCCACGTGTTGTGAAAGATAAAGATGCCGCTTTCGAAGGTGCTTTCGTAAAAGACCCACAAGTTGGTCTTCACAATTGGGTTGCTTCATTTGACTTGAATTCATTGTATCCGCACTTGATGATGCAATACAACATTTCACCAGAGACTCTGATTGAGCCAGAAGATTACACACAAGAAATGCGTGATGTTCTGTCACAAGGTGTCTCTGTTGATAAACTTCTGAAAAAGCAAGTTGATTTGTCTGCTCTGGAAAATGTAACAATTACTCCGAACGGTCAATTCTTCCGTACTGATATGCAAGGCTTCTTACCTAAAATGATGGAAGACATGTATGAAGATCGTAAGAAGTTTAAGAAGATGATGATTCAGGCTAAGAAAGACTATGAGGCAGAAAAAGATGATACTAAGAAATATGACATTGAGAAACGTATCGCCAGATACAACAACCTACAGTTGGCAAAAAAAGTATCACTTAATAGTGCTTATGGTGCTTTGGGCTCCCAATATTTTCGGTTTTATGATCTACGTATGGCCTTGGGTGTCACCACTGCTGGCCAATTCAGTATTCGTTGGATTGAATCTAAAATTAATGGTTACATGAACTCTCTGCTGAAAACAGACAAAGATTATGTAATTGCCTCTGATACAGATTCGATTTATCTCCGTCTTGGTGAATTGGTTGACAAGTTTATTAAAGACACTTCTGATAAGAATAAAGTCATTTCTTTTATGGATAAAATCTGTGAAGAAAAGATTCAACCATTCATTGACAAGTCTTACAAAGAACTTGCTGACTATGTTCATGCGTATGACCAAAAGATGCAGATGAAACGTGAAGCACTTGCCGACAAAGGTATCTGGACTGCAAAGAAACGTTATATCATGCACGTGTACAACAATGAAGGCGTTCAGTATACCGAACCAGACATGAAAGTCATGGGTCTTGAAATGATTAAATCCTCCACGCCTGCGCCTGTGCGTGAGAAGATGAAACAAGCACTTCAGATTATGATGAAAGGTTCTGAATCTGATATGCATACATTCATCGATACTTTCCGAACTGAGTTCAAGAAGTTGAATGTGGAAGATATTTCATTTCCACGTGGTATCAATGGTCTCAAAGAATATGCTAACAAGACTACCATTTATTCTAAAGGTACACCAATCCACGTGAGAGGTGCATTGCTATATAATAAGTACCTTGAAGAAAAAGGTCTCTCTAAGAAGTATCCGTTGATCCAAGAAGGTGAAAAGATTAAATTTACCTATCTCAAAACACCAAACATATTCAAAGAAAATGTGGTGTCTTTCCCAGGAAGATTGCCCGTTGAATTTGGTCTCCAAGACTGTATCGATTACAATACACAATTCGACAAAACATTTTTAGAACCAATTAAAGTTATTCTCGATTGTATGGACTGGACAACAGAACGCACAAACTCACTATTCGATTAAAGGAAAATTATGAGCATTTTGGACAAAATTAAAAAGAACAGTTCCATTAAAGATTCGGCTATTCTAGCGAAATCTAAATTCTTTTTGGATAAGGATATGATTCCCACATCCATTCCAATTATTAACGTTGCTTTGTCCGGTAAACTGGATGGCGGCTTAACACCAGGTCTTACAATGTGGGCAGGTCCATCAAAACACTTTAAGACTGCTTTCTCATTATTGATGGCTAAATCTTACTTGGACAAATATGAAGATGCCGCTTTGTTATTTTATGACTCCGAGTTTGGTACTCCGCAATCATACTTTGATTCTTTTGGTATCGATACCAATCGTGTACTTCATACTCCACTTACGGATATTGAACAGTTGAAGTTTGATATCATGCAACAACTCTCAAATCTGGAACGTGGTGATAGACTCATTATTGTTATCGATTCGATTGGTAATCTCGCATCAAAGAAAGAAGTTGATGATGCACTAGAAGGTAAGTCTGTTGCCGATATGTCACGTGCTAAACAAGTGAAGTCTTTGTTCCGCATGGTAACACCACACTTATCACTCAAAGATATTCCAATGATTGTTGTGAATCACACATACAAAGAAATTGGTTTATATCCTAAAGATATTGTTGGTGGTGGCACAGGTTCTTATTACTCCGCTGATAACATCTTTATCATCGGTCGTCAGCAAGAAAAAGAAGGTACCGAAGTTATTGGTTACAATTTTATTATCAATGTAGAAAAATCACGTTATGTTAAAGAAAAATCTAAAATTCCTGTGTCTGTGTCTTTTGATGGCGGTATTAGCAAATGGTCTGGCTTACTTGATATTGCACTTGAATCCGGACATGTTATCAAGCCTAGCAATGGTTGGTATTCAAAGGTAGATAAAACTACCGGTGAAGTTGAAGAAAAGAAATATCGTATTAAAGATACCGATTCAAAAGAGTTTTGGATTCCAATTCTAAAAGAGAAATCATTCCAAGACTATATTCAAGACAAGTATCAGATTGCTACTGGTAATATTATGCAAGGAGATATTGATGTCGAAGCAGTATAAAGAAGGTGTAGATTTTAATTATGTTATTCCTGAATCTGAAGGAACTACTGTTGGTATTAAATTACTGACAGGTCAATACTCAGATACCGTTTATCAATATGGTAAAGTGAAGATTGAAGAAGAGAAAGATGGTGCCATCTATCTCAGGTTCGTATATAATGTGATGGAAACTACTTTGAATAAAGAAGAACTTGAGAAAAGTTCCGAATTCAAAAACCATATCGGTGACATTTTAGTAAGTATAATGTCACAAAACATTGACAAGGGAATTATTGATGAAGTTGGAACAGACTATTCTGAGGAATCTGATACAGAATGATGACTACATGAGGAAGGTTTTACCTTTCCTCAAAGATGAGTATTTTTCGGATAGAACAGAAAAAGTAATTTATGATGAAATCCTATCCTTCACAAACACTTATAATAGCACGCCATCTATTGAAGCGGTTACATTGGCCGTCAAAGAAAGGCGTAACCTCACAAATGAGGAAGTGGAGAAGTGCGAATCTTATCTTCAAGAAATTGAACAGTCTTCAAAGACGGAACAAAAAACTGATAACAATTGGCTCATCGACAAAACTGAGAAGTTCTGCCAAGAAAAAGCCATTTATAATGCAGTCTTAAATTCAATTTCAATTCTTGATGGTAAAGATAAAGCGAATGATAAGGGTGCAATTCCCAAGATTTTATCTGATGCATTGGCTATCAGTTTTGATAGTTCCGTTGGCCACGATTACCTAGAAGACTCAGATGGACGATTTGAATTCTACCACAGAAAAGAAGAACGAATCCCGTTCGACCTTGAATACTTCAACAAGATCACGAAGGGTGGTCTTCCTACAAAAACCCTCAATATCGCCTTGGCTGGCACTGGTGTTGGTAAGTCTCTTTTTATGTGTCATGTTGCCGCTGGTGCTATGTCACAAGGTAAAAATGTACTCTACATCACTATGGAAATGGCTGAGGAGAAAATTGCTGAACGTATAGATGCAAATCTATTGAACGTAACTGTTGATGATTTGGTTCAATTACCAAAAGACATGTATGACAGAAAGGTCAAACATGTCAAAGACATGACAACAGGCAAGTTGATTATCAAAGAATATCCAACCGCATCTGCATCTGCAACCCACTTCAGAACACTATTAAATGAACTTAACCTTAAAAAATCTTTTGTACCTGATATTATTTTCATTGATTATCTTAATATCTGTTGTTCTTCTCGGATTAAAGCAGGTGCAAACATCAACTCTTACACCTATGTTAAGTCAATTGCCGAAGAACTGCGAGGACTTGCCGTTGAATTCGGAGTCCCAATTGTTTCTGCTACACAGACAACACGGTCCGGTTTTACTTCATCCGACCCCGGACTCGAAGATACAAGTGAAAGTTTTGGTTTGCCAGCTACCGCAGACTTAATGTTTGCATTGATTTCTTCCGAAGAACTTGAAGCACTCGGTCAAATCATGGTTAAACAGTTGAAGAATCGTTATTCTGATCCAACTGCACACAAGAGATTCGTTCTTGGTGTTGACCGTGCAAAGATGAGATTGTATGATGTTGAACAAGATGCACAGAATGGTCTTGCTGATGCTGGTCACAATCCAGTATCAAATTCACAACCAAACAATGGCTTTAAGAAAAAGGACTTTGGTGGTTTCAAAGTATAAATACTTCCATTTAGGGTGTTTATAAATGGCCGCACAACAGGGTTTTCAGTATGAGATAAATGCTTCAGATATTCTAAAGCCCATGGGTTTCGTTCCTGCGTCCTTTAGACCAGCTGGAGCAGGTTCTAATCAACCCGATCTTATGCTACAGCATAAAAAGAAAAAGGCTGGATGTGAACTAAAAATTACAGCCGCTTCGGCAGGATCTCTTGTTTTAAAATATGACAGCAAAGATAAAAAGGATCCTTGGAAATTTGGTGATATCAAAAAAGAAGATGATGAAAAACAATTCATTGCCGATTTGGCAGAAGAAGTTGGTCTATTTGATATTTTAAAAAAGCAATGGAAAGAAGTGCCGTTCAAAAGAGATAAAGATTTATTATGGGAATCAACAGCAGGTAAATTAACTCCACAACAAAGATATGAAAGGGACAGAGATACCTTTCAAGATGTTCGTGGTGAAATTCCAGCAACAAAGATTGAGCAGTATTACAATAAGAAAGATACTTGGTATGTTAATGTCGGAACACACGGATTTTATTTGATGGGTAGAAAAAATCCATTACAATTAAAAGGTGTTCCTATGTTTGGTTCATCCGCTAAAGCTACATATAGGGCACGTGTACAATACAAAGGTGCTGGTAATTATCAGTTCACATTTGAAATGCAATTCTCTATACCCACAAATAAAAAATCACCTTTTAATATTGCACCAGTTGATGGAAAATCTGTTACAATTATAAAAAACAAACTTAACCTTTCATGTTTCATTTAATATGGCACTAGACAAAAACACCCAACAAATTTTAAGTGAGTATGATGACGATTTCGATTTCGGTTTCACCGCAACGGATGAAGAAGAATATAATTCAATCATTACACAAAAAGACGAAACAGTAGAAGCATACAAGGCTAGATTGGCCGAAGTTGAAAAACTTATTCTACCGTTCTTAATGAAATTATTAAAGACTGCCGATCAGCCAATCATCAAATGGCCAAATCGCAAACCTGTAATCGAAGCACAAATTGAAAAGATATTGAAAGTAACAAGGGATTAAATTATGAAACCACTGGTGACGGTGATTACCCCAACAACAGGTAGTCATCAATTATATAATGTATTGAAATCTGTAAACACACAGACTTATTCCAACATAGAACATATTGTGGTAGCCGATGGTCCACAATATTCTAAAGCGACACAAGGTATGTTAGAAGGCTCACAGGCCTTACTGATTCAATTGCCTTACAACACAGGTCACAGTCAATATAACGGACACCGAATCTATGGTGCAATGTCTTATATTGCTAACGGTGACTATATCTGCTTCTTAGACCAAGATAATTGGTATGAAGATAATCACATCGAATCCTTGGTTGAGGTTATTCAACAAGGCAACGATTGGGCATATTCACTCCGTAAAATTGTCTCGCAAGAAGGTGAATACATATGTAATGACGATTGTGAATCTCTTGGTAAATGGGACTCTGTTATTAATGATAAATTTATTGATGTGAATTGCTTTATGATTCCGAAGATGGCCGCAATTCATTTCTCTCCTTACTGGTACCGCCGTGCAAGGCATCCACAGGAACAACCAGAAGTTGATAGAATTTTATCTCCATTTATGATGCAAAATCTACCAAAATTTGACACAACTGGTCAATATAGTGTAAACTATCGTGTAGCTAGTCGTGCAGATTCTGTGCAAGATAGCTTTTTTATTAAAGGTAATGAAGTGATGAAACAAAAAATGAATGGAGAATACCCATGGCGAAAAAAGACCTAATAATTGGTGCATTCAACAACTATACAGATTATGATGTACTCAAGCCTTGGGTGCAGTCTATCAAAGATACTGGTTTCGAAGGTGATATCGTTCTGATTGCTATTGGAACTACACCTGAACTAATTAAACGATTAGTTGAAGAAGGTGTGCTTGTTGTCACTGCACCACGCAATGACAAGATGATGATTCACATGCAACGTTTCATTCACATCTACAACTTCTTAAAAGAACATGAAGGTGAATATCGTTATGTTATATCCACTGATGTGCGTGATGTAATCTTTCAATTTGATCCGACAGATTTCTTACATAACAATATCAATTCAAGTTACACAAAA